TTTTCGAATCTCCTTGCATGGAAGGGTCAGGCAGTTGCGGGTTGCGGAAAGCAGAATCCGCGACGTGCGCGCCCGTTGCCCGACCATCGTCGACAAGCGCTACGTGATTGCCCTGAATGTCGCGCATGACGCCGTCGTAGCGCGAGCCTTTATGCGTGCCGGACGTCATGTCCGGGGTGTATCGATAGCCGCACGACAGGTCCGACAGTTCGTCCGACTCGATCAGTTCGATCGCGTAGCCGTCCGACACGAGCAGATCGCCGCGCAAGTACTTGCCGTCGAACGTCACCGAATGGATCGCGCCAGCCTGATATTCCTTGCGCGGCTCGTCGGCGGTCTGCGGAATGTGCTTGATCATCAGCGGCACGCCCTCGAACGTCGCGACCGACTTGCGCATTTCCTCCGGGTCGCGGTACAGCTCGTAGACCGAGTTCGGCTTGAGCCCGAGTCCTTCGTATCCGGGGATTTCCTGCCCGCGATACGGGTTAATTTCGCTCGTCGAGAGAATGCAATTTTTCACGCGCATGCGCCCGTCCGCGTCAATCGAGCGCGCGGATTGCTTGTCAAACGCGAAAACAATGTTGGGCATTCTGTCAAGACGCAAATGTGTTCCGCGTATCTTAGCGGCTTGTGGTGCGCATTGCAATTGAACTATCGAACCCGATAGGAATTTTCAACCGGTCGATTGTGCGAAACTATGTTGACATTCGCTTTAACTCGCGTAGAATTCTAATCACACCAACGCAACGAACCGGAGAAACGAAATGCGACAAATCACCATCGACCGCTTCGAAAAGAATGGCCATATCGTCGTGATGAAGGAAATCGAATTAGGCTATCCGATCGTCGCAGAACGCCGCCACATCGTGTTTTCAAAGGCGCCCGGCAAGAAAATCCGTGAATATGCGTACACCGACGTGGACTCGCGCCGCTTGGCTACTGATCAGTTTGAGTTCATCAAATCGCTTATCGCGCTGAATCATTGATCACGAATACTTGACAGGCGAACCCGCTGGCACGCGGGTTTTCGTCACGTCCATCTTCTGCTTTGCGCCCGCGGACTTGCCCTTCTTCGCGCGGTACGCGCCCGGGTACCCCGGCACGGGTTCCAGATCCTCGTCCGATTCGATATCGCCACGGCCTAATGCGGGAATGATCGAGCGCGACGTACATCGGCAGTTGATCGCCTCGCCGGGCAAAACCGTTTTGAATTGATCTCCGAAGTCGATCCCTGCTCCCACCTTGAACACCCATTGCTCGCGCCCGGCGCGCACGTGCTTCTCACGCGGTTCCTTGCCGGCGCTGGAATGCTGCCACGTGCAATATTTTATGCCTAGTTCGCGCTGACGCGCGTCGTTCATCTGCGCCGTCGCCTTGTTCGCCTGATCAAGCGCGATGAACGCGGCGCGGTCCTGCGTGACCTTACCGCGCTTCTTGATCTGCTCGGACATCGCAGCCAGATCGCGGCCTTTCAGGAAGTTGCGCGAGACGATGCCCTCAATATCCTTGTGATAGTCGTCGTGAATCGACTTGATCAGCGCGACGTTCTCCGGCACCTTGGCTTTCAGGATCAGTCGTTGCGATGGCGTGAGCTTCATTGGCACGTCAAAGCCCGCGCGCCGCAACCGCCCTTCCCACATGTTCGCGTTGTCGCGATACCAAGTTTCGGTCGCCTGCTCGGCCAGTTTCTTCGCGAACTTGTCGAAATAGTTCGACCAGTACTTGCGCAGGCGCGCGAGTTCGGCGAACAGATCGCCCGCGTCCGCAGCCGGCGTGTTGGCATCCATCGCGATATCCGCAAGCCGGCCGGCGGCCTGATTCGCTTCGACCGCCCGCCGATAGCGCGCGCCGATCCACCATTCATACGACGCGCTCATATTCGCGACGGCCTTCTGCAAGGCGCGCGTGTATTTCAGTCGCGACTGCGCGTTTGGCGCAATCGGCGCGAGCGTGACGTCTTTCTTGCCAGGTGCGCGCAGTTCCATTTACAGACCCTGCCCGCTCTGCAAGTCTTCGGGATAAGGCTCGACAGCGCCCGGATCGGCCTGCGCGTCAGGGTCCGTGATCGACGGATCAGACAACGTAGTCGCGGGCGCTTCCGGGCCGCTCTCTGCGAGCGATTGCAGCATGTTCATGCCTTCGTCGAGCGGATTAGCTGGCTCGGCGTCCGGACCTTCGAGCAACGGTCCGCCTTCGTTTCCGATGTTCAGGATGTGCTGCGTGATCGTCGGGATGTCGTCGTCCGCCGTAGTCTTGAGCGTTTCGCCAGTATCGAGAATGCCGGCGTAGCGCGAGTGCGCGTCGTTGTGCAGCACTTCGGCGACCTGCTCAGGCGTGACGACGCCCGCTTCGAGGTATTTTGCGTCCGTGTCGGCATCCTTCGCGCGCGCGTCGGCCTGTTCGAGCGCGGTGAGTTCGAGCAGCGGTGCCCATTCCCAGATCACGTGCGGATCGACTTCGCCGAACAGCGACAATTGGGTCATGCGCAGCACGTTCATCACGAGCGACATCAGCACGTTTTTCTGATAGCCGCGCACGTAGTCATAGAACACGCGGATTTCTCCCTCGCTTGACGCATTCAGACCGGTCGGCGTGACGCCGAGCAGCTTGACGAGTGGGATATGCGAGACGGCCGACATCTGTTCCTGCGCTTGTGCCTGCAATGCGTCCAGCCCGGACAGGGGCGTGTTGACCTGGAAGAATTCTTCCGTCGCCATGTCGAGGAACAGGATATTCCGGTTGTCCCGGTACGCATTGATGAGCGCGGCGCGCTGCGCGAGTTCCTGTGTACCACCGGGCAGCAATGCCTGTTGCAGATCGATCTTGACGCCCGAGATGGAGAACTGCTTGACCGTATCCGACACACTCTGACGCGTGCGTAACCAGTTATCCACGTACGGCATCGCGAGCTGCGACATGCTGACGCCGCGGAACGAATACGTCGGCTTGAGCATGTCGGCGACCGGGCGCGAGATGATCGTTTGCATGCGCGTCGCGTGCGTCTCGATGCCGATCATCCGCCAGCTCGACGGCTTGTAGAAATCGGCCGCAGTCGGGTCGATAGAGTTGTAATTGTTCGGCGTCACCCAATACGGTTCGATCACACGCAGCCCCTGAAACGCGCCTTTCGGCACGTTGTAGGGCTTCATGAGCAGCGGCAGGCTGCACGTGTCGGCGTCGTTCCTGAGCTTGAAATAGACGTGCGCGCCGCCGAACGCCTGATCGTGAATCACCGCCTGCCGGATGATCGCGCACAGGTCGATGCGCTCGAGTTCCGCTTCTATCTCCTGCAATCTGGCTGCGTCCGACGCACCTGCCGAGACGACTTTACCCCAACACCGGACGCATTCATCGGCGAGCGTCTCGTGCATCGCGCGATATTCGGGCAGCTGTGCGAGCAGGGCGAGCGTCGGGAAGCCCGGAAACCCCGTATTCTCGACAAACGTCAGCGCGTTCATCGACGTCCCGTTAAAGTCCATCGCCATGCGCGCCTGCTCGCGCTCGCGATCCGTGTAATTGCGCCCCTCGGTGCGGTATGACTCAGCGAGGCGAAGCGATGGGCCGCGCGTGTCCGTTACGGCATCGACGGCGGCCTGCGCACGCACCGACGAGATGCCCGCAGGCTTCGCAGGTTCGGCGGGTTTAGCCGTTTGTGCGGTCTTTGTCTGCGTGATGTACGGGTTTTTTCTGGACATGATAACGCTTTAGAAAATTGATAGCGTCAGACTATCACACTCCGGCGGCGCGCAGCACATCCTGCGTGATCAGCGCGGCGATCGGCGTGCGCAGGCAGAGTTGCTGCAATGCGATCGTCATGCAGTCCACCGTGTCATCGTTCTTCACGTCCGGAAAGGACGTGATTTCGGCGACCCACGGCGCGATACCTGGCGATTCATCTGGGTGCGGCAGCATGACCGAATTGTTCGTCCAAACCCATGACACGGCGTGTGCGCGAGCTTCTTTAGATCCGAGCGGGGGCACGCCTTCAATCTGCGGAAAGTGCTTCGTCAGCATATCGATCAGCGCTTCGCCGTTCGCCGCTTTTTCGATATAGATGCGCGTCACGCGCGGATGCTTGCGTTTCAGGTCCGCGATAGCCGTCGCAGTCGCCATGAAGGCGAGCCGCTCGCGCCGATAGTCGATCAGCCACACGCGGTCATCGGCCGTCTTGCCCCAGACGCCAACTGCAACGAAGTCGGACGCGTCGCCATCCTTAAACGTCGCGTCGCACGACATGACGATGCGCTGAAACTGTTGCGGCAGGTCCGCGCGGCGATAGTGTTGCACGTGCGAACGCGGAAAAATCGCGCCGATGTCGGCGAGCGGCGTTTGCTGGTAAAGCGCGGCCCACCACATCTCGGCGATGTGTTTCTTGATCTCGCGCAGCTTTTCTTCGCTATGCAGGTGCGGCACGAGCGCGCCAATGGGCAGTTCTGGCTCGAAACCCACTTCGGCTGGATCGTTGAGCGCAGGGAACGACAGGTGCGTGAAGTTTTCGTCGCCTTCGTGCAGCTTGCGAACATGCGCCAGCAAGTCATTCGCCGACCATGGCGTGCCGATGATGACCTGGCCCGAGCGCTGTTGCAGACGCGTCAGAAACACGGAGTCGTACCAGTCGCGGTTTCGTTCCTGAATGGGCTCTGAAAGCGCTTCTTGCGAGTTCTTCACGCTGTCGTCGATCACGCCCACGTCAACGGAAAAGCCGGTGAGCGGACCGCCGAGACCGACACCGCGCAACCAGCCGTCACCCGGCACTTCGAGCCCATCCGCCGAATTGTCGATGCCGTTGAACCCGATCAGGCTCGTGTCCGGGAAAATAGCGCGATAGATCGGCTCCATCATGATGCTTTGCGCGTCACGACGATTGCGCTGCGCGAGCGCGTGCGCGTAGCTCGCCGACGCGATCCGCACGGCCGGCAAGTGACCCGTCAGACGACCGAACAGGTACGGCGGTAGACAACGTGCGATCAGCGATGATTTGCCATGCTGCGGCGGCGCGGTGAGCATCAGCAATGGGCGCTTACCTGCGATCACATCCTCGACGAATCTATCGACCGCGCGGCAGACGCGCGCCGAGAATGCGGAATGCCGGAAACGTGGCCGATGGACGGCGGTAACAAAGGCCGCGAAGTTTGTACGGGCCGCGTCAATCAGGAAATCAACGGGATCCACGTTTTTAGCCTCGCCACGGGCTTCGCGCACCTCGGTTGGTGTGTCGGTATCAACTGCCATCGAGAAGCCCCGCCTGAGCCATTTCCTTCAACTGCTCGACATAAGTCGCACGCTGCTCGACTGACAGCGTTTCGGCGAAAGTGGACGCGTTTGCGATTTCGAGCACGGCCTTATCGAAACCAAGCAGCTTGACGAGCATCGCGAACGCCTTGTCTTTCGACCGGAATTTCGGGACCAGCTGCCCGTGCTTCATGTCGAAACCTTCGATCAACCTGCCGTAGCGCTGGAGCTTCAGCTTTTCGTTGTCCAGTTCGTAACGCTCGACCGCGCCGACGCCATTGCAGGTCGCGCAGGTCGCGAGCGTGCCATCGTCGCGGATCACGCCATCGGCGAGCACTTCGCCGCCGGTCGTGCCGCGGCCGCCGCAATCCGGGCAACCGACAACCTTGACGCGCAACAGCGCCCCGATGTTCTCGTTGATGAGGTCCACGAGATCGGTGATGAGCGACGCCTTGATCGGTTGCAGTGCAGTCATACGCGCGAGTGTAACGCAATTGCAGGGCTATTTCGATAGCACCCCTCTATCGACCGGCTGACGCTCTATGACACAATGACATGACTTTATATATTATGAATTATTATCTCTGAAGTTATTATGATCTAATTCCTCTATTTATATACCAGTAGACCACATAGAAAGTTTCTGCGGACCACTCGTCAGCTGTCATTCTGTCATTAGCACGGTCGTTCGCTAAATTTCAGCGCAAATTTCGGCTAATATCCGGGCATGGACACGCTACAACTCGACACCGCGCTTTGGGACCTGACCACGGACGTCTACGGTAATCTCGCGACCGTAGGCGACGCGACTCCCGCGTCTGCGCAGACTGGCCCCGGCATGCGACTCGCGCAGGACGTAGCGACCCGTACGCGGGCGTGGCGCGGCGAGGTGTATTTCGACACATCGCAGGGCATCCGCTACGACCAGATTCTCGGCGCCGCGCCGAACCTGGCTGTCGTGCAGAACGCGTTCAACACGGAAGCGCTCAACGTACCGCTGTGCGAGACGGCTATCGCCGTGTTCCAGTTCGCTGCGGGCTCTGTGCGCGAGATCACCGGCACGCTCAGCGTCGCCGACGTGAGCGGCAATAACGCAGTCGTGACGCTGACATGACCTACACCATCATCCCGCTCCAGCAGCAGGCCAACCAGCAGTTTTCGTGCATCCTCGACGGGCAGTCTGCGACGATCGAGCTTGAGACGACCGATTACGGGCTGTTCATGACGGCGGCCTACAATGGCGTGTCGGTCGCCGCGAGTCGTCTGTGTCTGGACCGGACGAACATCAATTCCGCCGGATATCTCGGTCTGCCGCAGGCGCTGTTCTTCGCCGATCTGCAAGGGCAGACCGATCCCGTCTGGACGGGTTTCGGCACGCGCTACGTGCTGTGCTACGGCAACCCGCAGGACAACGGCGCGACGAGCGTCGTCGGGTGACGCGTAAGTTTCTTGCACAATTAGCGAAGTTTCGTTATAGTCGGGCTGACTTCATGTCTGTCTCCGTGGCGAGTGGGATTCGACCGGGCCTCGCGCCCGGTTTTTTTTTTCGTGCAAGGTTCAAATGCTCAAACACCGTACCATCACGCTATCGGGCAGAGACGTCGGGCTCAAAATCCGGTTGACGGAGCTGCCCGCGCTGATCGCCGACCGCGCTGCCCGCGCGATATTGGCGCAACTCGATGAGGACATGGACGGCGGCGTCTCCGCGCTCGCGTTCAAGCATTCGCGCGATGCGCTCAAGCTCGGCGCAGACACGCTTTTGCCTTTCGTCGAAGGCGCGGTGATCGACGACGAGCGCCGCAGCCACTCGCTCGACATCTGTCGCGACATCAAGGATTGGCGCAACATCGAGCGCCTCCAGCACGCCGCGCTATTGCTGCACGTCGACTTCCTGATCGGGCGCGAGTCGCTCGAAATCCCCGTCACGTTCCA